GCGGCCTTCGCCCTGTGATGATCACGGCCCGTCGCCGCATCAACGGCTTCTTGTCAACAGTCCCGGTCGACGTGACATGCGCACCGAGGTATGGCAAATGATGGACTCTATTGATTTTCTACTTGGTGTTGTTTCATCAATTGCAGTTGCGGCTTTGCTTGGACTTGCATGGGTGATCTCAGCTTCCACCATTGGTGAAGAATGCGAAAAGATGGGGCAGTTTTATGTTGCCAAGAAAGTCTATGAATGCAAACTCAAGGGGCAAGCATGACAGCACACGCAAAGCTATCAGCATCCGGCAGTGAGAAGTGGATGACGTGCACACCCAGTGCAAACTTGGAAGCACAGTTCCCCGATGAGGGCAGCGAGTTTGCACGCGAAGGCTCGTTTGCGCATCAGCTGTTTGAGTTGGAGATTAGCTACTTCCTTGAGCGCATCACCGCCAAGCAACACAAGACCAGGCGGGCGGCACTGATGAAGGACGCGTTCTACTCGCAAGAGCTAGAAGACTACGTAGAAGAAGCAGTTATCTTTGCGATGGAGCGCATTCGTGAAATCAAACACGGGTGCAAGGACCCGGTCATCATGGTTGAGAAACGATTGGACTTTAGCATTTGGGTGCCTGAAGGTTTTGGCACCGGTGACCTGGTGATCGTGGCCGACGGCATCGTTGAGGTGATGGACCTGAAGTATGGCAAGGGCATCTACGTTGATCCGATCCACAACAGCCAGCTGCGTTTGTATGGCCTGGGCGCGTTCAATGAGCTGAGCCACCTGTACGACATCTTCCGCGTGCGCATGACAGTGTTGCAACCAAGGCTCCACAACTTTGGTAGCGAGGAACTACACATCGATGACCTGCTTGAGTGGGCCATATATACAGTCAAGCCATTGGCGGACCTGGCGTGGGTGGGCAAGGGTGAGTTCGTTGCAGGCGAGCACTGCACCAGCTGCTTTTGCAAGGCTCGCTACACATGTCCGGCAAGAGCAACACAAGCCATCGCTGTTGCACAGCAGGAGTTCGGTCCGCTTGAGGACGCGCAGCCACCGTTGCCTGAGTCGTTGTCGATGGACCGGATTGCAGAGCTGTTACCCAAAGCAGACATGGTGATCGATTGGTTCAACGACTTGAAAGCGTATGCACTTAAGCAGGCGACAGAGCACAACACAATCGTGCCCGGTTACAAGATGGTCGAGGGTCGATCGAACAGGAAGTATTCAGACCAGGACGTGGTCGCTGCCAAGTTGGTAGTGGCTGGCGTACCTGAAGAAGTAATCTACGAGCGCAGTCTCTTGGGCATCACAGCCATGGAGAAGGCGGTCGGTAAGAAGGTGTTCGCCGAAGTGCTTGATGGTCTCATCGTCAAGCCCGAAGGCAAACCAACGCTGGTCCCAGTCTCTGACAAAAGACCAGCACTCGCTTCTGCTGCATCAGCAGTTGAAGATTTTTCGTAAATCAGTGAATAAGGAAAACACTCAAATGGCTACACAGCAAACAGCAAGCACAAAGATCGTCACCGGCAAGGTGCGTTTGTCTTACGTCAACATTTTCAAGAAGAATGACAAGGACAAATACAGCTTGGCGATCTTGATCCCGAAATCCGACAAGGCTACGATCGATAAGATCAAAGGCGCGGTCGACGCGGTTAAGACTGACACGAAGAGCACATCAACCTGGGGCGGTAAATTCTTGGCCAGTTTCAAGTTGCCTTTGCGCGATGGTGACACCGACCGAGATGTAGAAAAGAGTCCTGAGTACAAGGGCCACTACTTTATAAACTGCAACAGCAACCAACGCCCTGGCGTGATCGACATTGACAAGGTCGAGATCATGGATGTTGAAGAAGTTTATAGCGGTTGTTATGGCCGCGTGTCGGTTAACTTCTACGCGTACAGCGTGGACGGCAACAAGGGTATCGCATGTGGTTTGAACAATGTGCAGAAGCTGGCAGACGGTGAACCACTGTCTGGCCGCAGCCGCGCAGAGGACGACTTCAGCGATGAGGTAGAAGATTTTTTGAAATAAAAAATCATGCACGAACTACAGCTTCAGCAATTAGTAAAACTAATTAAACTCATGGACGCTTTGGGTTGTGTTTATAAAATAATCACACCTGACGGAAAAGAGTTTGGCTCTTTGCAAGTGCAAGCAACACCCCAAAGAAAAAAGGGGCGCTATCCTCGCGGAGAGCTGCGCAATTTTTACCGAAAGCAGATTAACCAAAATGCTGCAATTGGTGAAATACAAATCATTGAGCCAGGTCCCTATCCGATTGAAATGATTAGAGGGGGAGTTGGATCAATGTTAAACGGTACGTGGGGCCCAGGGTCTTACGTTACCAGCATCAAAAATAAATGCGTTGAACTTCTTCGCATTTCATAGGAGTAGGTATGGGAAGTAATCCGATTGTCAATTTGCAATTCACACCGCAAGGTGCTGAGTTAATGATTGCAGCTTTGCGTAAACTGCCGCACGAGCAGGTACACGATCTGGTCCAACAAACCTGGGAGCAATACCAGGCAGAGATCAAGCGGCTGCAAGAGCCTGCGCCTGTCGAACAAACAGACGCGGAGTAAGGTCGCTTCAAGGCGGAGTTATGACCCGCTTGCGATGACACCCCGGAAAGACGGGGCCTAACAAGAGTGGGGGTTGACAGCGAGAAGGACTTGCCCTGGGAAGGTTTGATTCCGACTCATCAGGCCCCTCGGTAGCGCACTTGCAAGTGGCAGCCCCCACCCTTGTTAGCCAAAGCGGATGCTGGCCCCATCCAGACGCAGCGAGTAGCCGACTGACACCCCGGAAAGACGGGGCTTTTTTGATGAGGGGCTGGAGCTCCCTGTAAGCCATGCTTGCTCCTTGCAGTTTAGGTGCGCAAAGTAACCGGCCTCTCATCAAACAACCAGGAGAACAGCTATGCGCGAACGCATCATGTACGAGATCGAAGACGCGATCTTTTTAGAACCCAAGATTTTTGATGAGGCCATCATCGGGATAGCCTATAGGTTTGGTATGGAGCCGGTGGTCACGTATGACCGCACCGTCGTGATCGACATACTGGCACGCGAGATGACACGCGATGAAGCAGAAGAGTTCTTCGAGTTCAACACGGTAGGCGCATGGATGGGCGACCTCACCCCCATCTTTGTCGACACCCGGCCAGCGGAATGATCACTCTTCGCATTGACTTAGAAACATACAGCAGCGTCGACCTGAAGAAGTGCGGCGTGCACAAATACGCTGAGGCCGATGACTTCGAGATCATGCTGTTCGGTTTTAAATACGGTGATGGCCCGGCGGCTGTGTATGACTTGGTCAACGGCGAAGAGTTGCCCAACCACATCATGGATGCGCTGACGGACCCGACCATTATCAAGACCGCGTTCAACGCAGCGTTCGAGATGGCTTGCATCGGCTCGCACTTTGGCCTAGAGTTCATCATGTTTGAGCAGTGGAGATGCACAAGCGTGCACGCGCTGTACTTGGGATTGCCCGGCAACCTGGCTGACGTTGGCAAGGTCGTAGGGGTCGAGCCTGACAAGCAGAAGATGGCCGTAGGCTGGGGTTTGATCAGGTACTTCTGCATCCCATGCAAGCCAACCAAAATAAACGGTGGCCGCACACGCAACCGGACGCAACACGACCGGGCTAAATGGCAACTGTTCAAAGACTACTGCTTGCGAGACGTTGAGTCTGAAGACGAGATCGCTACCAAGTTGGCCAAGTTCCCAGTGCCTGACATCGAGTGGCATTTGTGGCACCTGGACCAGCGCATGATGATCCGGGGCGTGATGCTTGACACCGTCTTGGTCGATGCGGCCATCGAGTGCGCCGAGTTGTTTAAAGAACGGCTGACCAACCAAGCCATGCGGCTCACCGGCTTAGACAACCCGAACAGCCGCAACCAACTGCTGAAGTGGCTGCAAGAAGCTGAAGACGATGACACCATCACCGACCTGACCAAGAAGACCGTGCCCGTGCTGTTGGCCAACACCGACAGCAAAGTCGTGCACCAGGTGCTGCTGCTTCGGCAAGAGTTGGCCAAGACCAGCGTGTCCAAGTTCAGCGCCATGGCCAGGGCTGTGTGCCGCGATGGCCGCGTGCGTGGCCTGACCCAGTTCTACGGTGCCAATCGGACCGGGCGCTGGGCTGGCCGGATCGTGCAGGTGCAGAACCTACCTCAGAACAAACTCAAGGACCTGGACCTGGCTCGCAACCTGGTCAAGGCCCGTGACTTTGAAACCCTGGCCATGATGTTTGGCACCGTACCAGACACGCTGTCACAGCTCATCAGGACGGCCTTCATTGCAAGCCCTGGGGCTACCCTGCTGTCAATCGACTTCAGCGCCATTGAAGCCCGCGTGATTGCTTGGCTGGCCTGGTGCGTGTGGAGGCTGGATGTATTTAAAACCCACGGCAAAATCTACGAGGCATCGGCTGAGCAAATGTTCAAGCTGCCCGCTGGCAGCGTCGACAAGAAGTCGCCTTACAGGCAACGAGGCAAGGTCGCTGAGCTGGCGCTAGGGTATCAAGGCGGGGTCGGCGCTCTGACCACCATGGGCGCGTTAAGCATGGGCCTGACCGAAGAAGAGCTGGACCCGATCAAGGTGGCGTGGCGCGAGGCCAACCCTGAGATCGTTCAGCTTTGGTACGACGTCGAGCGCGCGGCCAAGCAGGCGGTGACCAACAAGACATCAGTTGCGTTGGAGATTGCGGGCCACAAGTCGAAGTTGTTTTTTAGATACGAGTCAGGGTTTCTCACTATCCAATTACCAAGCGGTCGCAAGCTGTTCTACGTGAAACCACGTATTGAAAACGAGGACTTGGTGAGAGAGAACAGCAAGACCGGTGCTCGCTACATTGTGGCCAGCACTGGGTCGTTGACATACGAAGGCCAGGACCAGAAGACCAAGCAGTGGACCAGGCTTGCAACGTATGGAGGCAAGCTGGTGGAGAACATCACACAGGCAATTGCACGCGACTGTTTGCGCGAGTCGATGCTGGCGCTTGAGGAGGCTCTTCATAACCAGCTGTTCACTGTTCACGATGAGATCATCATCGAGACACACAACCCAACCAATTTGGCCATAGCCGAAGCGATCATGTGCCGGGACTTGAGTTGGGCACCAGGGTTACCCTTGCGTGCTGATGGATTTGCAACACCCTACTACATGAAGGAGATTGATTGATGAGCGCAGATGAAAAACAAGTTGGCGGCAGCCACTACAAAGATATGACCGTGCAGCCGTGGGCTGTGATGAAATCAGTGTTGACACCGGAAGAGTTCCGAGGTTTTCTCAAGGGCAACATCATCAAGTACAGCATGCGCCAAGGCAAGAAGGAAGACAGCGATGATGGCAACAAGGCTTTGCATTACATGCAAAAACTCAACGAGATGCAATCGTGAAGTACGTCGTCATCTTTGTATTGATCTGGTGCTTGGCTTGGCTATTCACCGGCATCATCTCGGGGTTCATGTGGGCAGGCTGGGGGCTTGCATGATGGGCGGAGCCAGACCGGGGTCGGGCAGGAAGCTGCCTAACATTGATGAGCGCAGGGCCTTCTATCTACACGACCAGGGCATGCCTAAGAAACAGATTGCAGAAAAGTTCAACGTGCCTTATAAATCATTGTTGACCATATTCAGAAAAGCAGGTCGCGCCCTCAAGCGCGGGCCATACAACCGGGAGCCAGCATGACTAGCGAAGAAGATGAAGCCTGGGAACACGTACAGCGGATTGGGTCATTGAACCGTAAACGTCAAATTGAAAAGTCCAAAACCGCTCAAGAGTTTTACGAGGAACTGCGCAACAACGTGATTGAAGAAGTAGCCCAACACATCGAGAAGCTCACGGGCTTTGGCAATGACACCGTTGACGGCTTGACTATTTACATAAGAGAGTTAAAGAAATGAGTTACATAATTGCGTCACTACCACCATTGAGTTGTTTTGTTAAAAAAGAATTTCTTTACAACTTTCAAAAGGGGCACGGCGAATTGGAGCCAGCGGTTTGGATAAGCATCAAGGCTTTACGTGGCCAGGTGTTTCGCATTGAGTCATTGTTGCCCGAGTACGGGGCCTTGTATGACAAGCTCCCCATTCACGCATACGTGTGGAAAGAAAAAGCAAGCGATTTGCCAATTGACACCCTGCAATTGTGGGATTGCATGGGCTATCGATTCACCATCTTAGAAAAGATTGCACTGCGAAATCTTAGCGTAAAGTTTTTGGGCAAGGACAAGCAGTGGCATTTTGGTAGCTATCTTTTTACAGTAGATTTTTGTGCCGATGGTATGGGCCTGGACACCGGGTTTACAGAGCAGGCCGAAGAGCACAAGTCATTTAACTTCATCAAACTTGAGTCGGGCCAGTTTGCTTGTCAGCCAAACAACCGATGCCTCTGGTACGACCAAAGCCTGGTGCCTAGCGAAACTAAGTTCCCTGACTTTCAAGCCGCGCAACAGTCGTGGTCTGTGGACGGCTCGCGCAAATGGGCAGCAGGAACTGATTGGTTTTACACCATTGATGAAAGGCCAGAATGACTAAGCGCGAACTCGTTCTTCAATTCATACGCGACTTCTTTCGATCCAAGACACCAATTGAAATTGCGGAAAACGAATTGCTCGAAGCGCAGCTGGCCAAGATGGATGCAGAGACATCAGTCGAATACTACGTTGCCATGGTTCAGTACAACCAGAAACGAATTGACCGCCTAATGGAAAGACTGGACGACATGCGTCTCAGTCTTTCTCCTCACCCTCAACAGTCAGACCTTCTTTGAGGAACTGTTTCTTCTGCTTCAGTTTATCTTTCTCGCGTTCAGCAGTTTCAGAACTGATTGCGCCTTTGCCTTCCAAACGCTTGAGCTTGCGTATCTGAGTATCTAAGTCTCTGATCATTGCCTTGGTTTGCGATGCTTGAATCTTCTCTGAAGTATCCAAGTCAATTGGTCGCGCCTTAACGCCCACGGTTTGCATCGCTGCATATTTGGCTTGGATGGGTAGGCCGTCGGCACCGATGCCGGTGTACTCGGCCAAGCCCACGTTCACTGGTTGGCCAGTGCTGTTGGCAATGACATTCATGGCCCGCTCAAAGTGAGTGTTGCCCACAGCCATCGCGGGCGAGACTTGTTTCCAAGTCCAAGCCAATCGTTTCTGTGCAGCTTCCATGTCGGTGTCTGTCTTGAGAACGATGTCCTTGTTTCGGAACGTGTCCTTGTTGAACAGCATCGCAGCAGCCGTGGTCAAGACCGGATTGTTTGGCGTCAAAGGTGCAAGCAGTGGGATGCCGCCCGCGTTGTTGTGAGCGTCAAACAAGTCGCCGCCTGGGAAGATGCGGCTCACGTCCAGGAACACTGGCAGGTTGGTCAGGTCATCCATGCCCAAGCGTATGGTCTTCTCTGTGCCCAATGACAAGCTCGCGCCCTTCATCCACTCTGGCAAGAACTGGCGCTCTTGCTTCTCCATGTCCTTGGCCTTGTTGCGGAACTCCTCGTCTGTCATGTACCGGCGAATGATGGTCCACCAGTCTTCATCTTCATCACCGCCCAGGCTTGCAGCCATTGCGTACATGATTGCGTTTAATGTGTACAAAGCAACAGCTGGCGCTGCGTATCTGAACGGGTGCTCCAACGCGGTGTTGGCCAAGGCCGGAATGGCTTTGAACGTGTAGCTGAAGAACGGCAAACCAACAGGCATGTCTCGAATGATTCGCGCAGCCTTTGGCAAATCGTCATACGTGAAGATGTACTTCTGTGCGTAGTCGACAGAGTCATCCACATTCAAACCACGGTTGCGTGCATCGCGGTAAATCAAGTAGCGGAAGAACTGGTCTTCTGCTTCGTATGCTGTGCCCATTGGTTTGCGCAAGAACAAAGACAAAGCATTCCACAGTCGATCGACGTTGCGGCCAACTGCCGACTCGGTCATCTGTGCCATGGCCTTGAGTTCTTCAGGCAACACTTTCATCAGTTCAGCACGGTTGAACGTGCCGCCAAACAAGCCAGCGTCGCTTGCCTCTTGGACCATGTCTTTGCCTCTGACCAAGTCAGAGATTGCGCCAACATATTTGTACGTGTCCCAGTAAGACACGCCAGCAAAGTGAGCCATCGTCAAGTTTGACAGCACGTTGTTTGCGTGAGCGACTGGGTTGAGAACGGTCTTGCCTTCTTTCCACATCGACAAGCCCTTGAGGTACATCTTGGTCAAGTCGTTTTGCATTGACTGATCAAACGTAGACAACTGGTCAAGCACTTCTTTGGGTACCCACATGCCGGACAGCTTGCCGTACATGGGGACCATGGTGTCTTCGACTTTGGTTGCGGGTACTTGCACGTAGCCAGGTTGCTCGCGCTTGCTGCCGTAACCGCTGGCCAGGTTTTCGTACAAGCGTCCAAGTGCAATGTCGCGCTGGCTCTTGTTGTACCCCATAACGAAACGGAACATGGCATCACGAATCTCGCCCATGTCATCGCGCTCATCCCTTGTGTAGTCACGCCACACGGTGATGGTGTCATCGACTGCTGGATCGAAGTTGTCGTCACGAACTTGCCAACCTTCGTTGGTCCAGTCGTCAAGCTCATTGACCGGCACGTTCTGAAACATGCCTCGAGCTTTCAAGCTGCTGCCGCGAATACCCTGCATGGTTTTCTTGCGGCCAAGCAAACCCTTGACTGCCTTCATCCACGCCTTGGTTTCGTCGCCTAGCTTTTGTTCGTAGAAGCGTGGCAGGTACTTGCCGTCCCAACGGCCAGCCGCTTCGGGTGAAAGCATGCCCAGGCTTACCAGCTCTGCTGATTGTTCAGACATGATCGACTGCATGGACGCTGCCAGGTCGAGCACGCGCTGAGGCGGCATCGCGCCCTTCTTGAGTTCGCCTTCGATCACATCGCTGATCATCTCGCGCTCCTGCTTTGGCAGGTCCTTGAGGTTCTTGGCCACATCGACTGTGAGGTTCTGTGCCTTCTCAACTTCGACTCGCATCTTGCGCAGAGCGCGTGACAGCTCGGGGCTGATTGGCTTCAAGTTGATCTTGTCGAGAACAAGGTTGGTGATGTCTGCTGCGTATCGGTAAGCCTTAGCACCAGCACCGAAGCGGAAGCGGCCAAGCTCATCGCGGCTGAATATCCAGCCCTCGGTCTCGCGGCCCATGGGCTGACGTTTCTGGAACATCATCTCAGCTGGGTTCTCTTCGCGCCACTGCTCGGCTGCCTGAACAAACTTGTCGTAGTCCTGGTCGACGAAGTCGTCGATGTTTTTGTAGCCAGCTTCTTTGGCCTTTTGCTGGAGGAACACTTCCTGCCGCGCGGCATCGTCCGCGATCTGGACAATCTCTTCGCGCTTACTAAACGCGAAAGGGGCTCCGGTGATGTCGGCGTCCTCGCGGTAGGTGGCGTTCTTGGCCAGGACCAAAGGACCGATTTGGATCACTTCATCAGCACTGACGATCGGCTGCATGGTGTCGCGGTTGTAGAAGTAGCTGTGGCGGAACGGGTCCATGCCAATCTGTACCCAGGCTGGGTCCTTCATTGCGGCCTTAGCGCGGACCGCAGCGGCTGCGTTGCTGATCGGCTTCCACTTACCAAGCACCGTAGCGATCGTGCCCTTGGCTGTGCCTGTAGCGATCTTGGCTGCTGCCTTTTGGTTCATGCCAAAGGTGACATCAGTCAAAGCACCGACCGACTCATAGCCGACTACCGGGCCAGCATCGTATGCAGCTTGGACTGCGCGGTTGGTTGACTTGGGTGTGTGCACGCTGACAACAAAGGCGTCGTTCTCCTGGTATGAAGGAATGTCCAAGCGCAGCTGTGCCCAGTCTCCGGCCTTGAGTGTCTTGGATGGCAGGCTGTACTTGGCTGCCTTCTCTGGGCTTTGGCCACGGCCATTGGCCAGGGCATAGCGTGCCTCGGATGCTGTCGTCAGCTTGGGCAGTTCTTTGTATGGATAGACCGGGCGCACTTGGTCAACCATGCGGTTGTATTCGGTGCGCGTGATCTTGCCGTCTTGCAAATCGGTGACTGCCTTCTGAAGCTGCTCGGTCCTCTTAAACCGATCGGCTGATACGTCGGCCACGCGACTGGCTGCTGCGTTCTTCTGTGCAGCCCGAGTGGGCATGACCACCTTGCGAGCGATCCGAGGGTTGCCAGCGCCGCCTGCTTCTACAGCTCGTTCGGTTGCATACCGAACCGGGTTAGTCATAGGGTACATGTACTTGACCACGCCAGGCACGATGTCGAACTTGGAGTCTTTGGGGATTAGGGTTTGATCGCGGTACTTGTCAAATTGTTTTTGCGTAGATACCACAATTGGTTTGCCAATCGTTACCTCGCCAATGGCCATGGCCGGGCCTTGTCCTGTGCGAACAATGGCAACGCGCTGGCCCACGAACGGGCGCAAAGAATCTGACGTCCTGGTTTCCAGGGTTTTCTCGCCGTCGACAATCTTGTCTGCATACTTATTTACGCCGTCTTGATTGACGTTTATGCCGATAGCTCCGCTTTCAGGTATACTTGGTGACATGGACTTCGACTTCAAATCCTTACCACCAGGCACCATGTTCTTCGATGTGTCGGAAGTACCGGTCACGGTGTCTTCAGATTGGCGAACTGCCACAGCCTGGACCCCTGAACCAGAACCGCGCAACCCTTCGGACGTGCGAGAAAAAGGTGACCGGGTTGACGAGGTTGAATTTGAGCGAGTCTTCAAAGCCTTTGCTGCCCTGCCTTCATACGCCCCAAAGGCTTCTTCGTAAATCAGCTTTTGAAGCTCGATCATTTCGGTCTTGACAGGGCCTTCTGGCATCTCCCGCTCAAACGCATAAATCTCATGGCCTAAATGTTTGGCTGCCAACATCTCGGGGGTGCTGATTTGAATTTCTGCAACCGTGCCGTCGGCCAGGACCACGTTAGTTAAAACGTCTTGGTAACCCGTAGGCAGGGGCTCGCCTACTACTGTTTTGCCCTTGGGATCACTGAGGTCAACCATTAACCGGTTCTTAATCCGATCAAACTTGTACACCCCATCTATTGCGTCAAGCGCGGCCTGGGCATCTTCAAAGGTGCTGACGGCAATGGTGCCGCGCAGCAGGTCTTTCATGGTTGCAACTTTCCACTTTTGCTCCGTAGCTAATTTGGTCACGGCCCGGTATGGCTTTTTGTTGCTTGGCTTTTTAGCGTAGCCACCCATTCCTTCGGCAAGCTGGTCCAATGTTTTATCGAAGGCGGGTTTGTTGCGGTCGGCAGCTTCAAACGAATCTTGAAGTATGTTCTCGCCATAAGCGCGCTCTTCTGGCACCAGGGGATCGGGCGGCTCGGCTTGTTTGTACTTCTTGATGGCAGCTTCGGCTGCCGCAATTGTGCTTGGCGTAAGTACGTCTTTGGGTTCTAGCTTGGGCACGGCTTGGCGCTTACTCAGCGCAGGCGCAATGACTGTGCCCGGCAGCAGGTACTCCAGGCCACCGTCGGCCAGGTACGCTTTGAACGCGGCTTGGCCTTCAATAACGCGCTTGTTGCCGTCTGCGTCGGTGAACCGATACGTGCAGTTGGCCATGTGATTAACCGCCCAGTTCTTGGTCGATTAAGAGCATGCCCGCTTTGTCTTGATCAACAAGCTGAATGCGTGAGAGCAAGTCGCCGTACTCACCAACACTGGTGCGTTGAATCTCCAGGAACTGGAGCAGGAACTGTTGGACCACAGGATCGTCCGATGCTTGGCCATACCACTTCTTGTAATCGTTATACAACTGGACTTCGGTTTCGTATCCGGTTTCAATTGCATCGCTCAATGTCTTGATTGGCTCGCTCATTGATTCGATCGCGGGCACCTTGGCTACAGTGCCGACATCGTTCTGGAACTCGACATGCACTTGGTAGTGGGCCAGCTCGTCTGCGCTTTCTTTCAAAAAGAATTTAGACGTTCCAAAATAACCAAGTCTTTGCAATTCGTTTGCGATGTGCTTGTACAAGTTGGACGCATAAAGCTCTGAGTGGATCGCGTCGTCCAGCATGTCTTTGCATTCTTGGGAGATGATCATTTTGGGTGTCATGTTGGTCCTCAGTCGCAGTTGATCTTAACCAGGTCGGAGTCTTCCAACTCAGACAGGATGTCGAGAAAATTCTCTTGTACGTATTTGATTTGTGCGCTGTCTGGGCGCAGCTCAATAGCAGCCTCGGCGCGCGTCTTGGCCAAGCCGCGCTTGCTTAATCCGCTGAAGATTGTTTCAAGGGGAGTTCGGGTGGCGATGAAAGTTTCCCGCTCTTTTCCGCTGAGCGGGCCGCTTGGGCCACCCTGCTGGCCAGTCGGCTGATTTGCTCCCGCGACCTGCTTGCCAGCCACTTGTCGTGCTGGTCCTGGTCCAGGTTCGGCTGCTGCGCTGATTCGTTTTCCATCGAAGCCCTCTTTTGTTAGCAGCGATTTTGCCGCACCTGCGTAATCTTGGCTAGTAACTCTTAGCTTTACGCCCAATTCTTTGTACAGCTCTTGCTCTGGATACCAGATCAAAGCCTGCAATGCGGCAGGCGGCACGCGCTTGCCGGTTTCTTTTTCAACCTTGGCCACCATCCGGCGGACAACATCACGCAAAAGTTGGCGCTCGCCTCCACTGCCGGGGCTGTCTTTTGGTTTGTCTGCTGACTTCAAAATTGAAGCGGCTGCGCCGACCAAGTCAGTTTTGATTCGAGTGCCCGCATCAAATTTGGCGCGCTCTTTGATGAACTGGCGATTGTGAAGGCTGTTGATTTGTCGCGCCAACGCAACAGCGCCTTCGTCTGTTTTCATTGCTTCAGCCACCAAGGCCGGGTCAAAGCTGGCGGCGTACAGGCCCCGGTTTGCGTCGCCTGTTTCTTGCAATGCGTCACGAAGTTTGGCCACTTGTTTGGGGAATAGTTTTTCATCAAACGCTGGCAAGGTACCGGCCAGACGGCCAACAGTGCGCATGAACCACATGTCCATGGTGACGGGTTCAAAATTGCCGGTCAGGTTTGAGTAAAAACCAAATCCAATTTTTGGGCCAAAAATGGCTGAGCCAAGCATGTTCTCATCCATCGACTCGCCAGTAATCGGAAAGCCTATGGTTTCCAAATCGCGCTTTGTAAATTCTGTTCGCAAGAATCGAAGCAGTAGATCCGGCCCCATCTCTGCCAACACATCGTTGGCCAAAGCAAAATTATTGCCCATGGCTGGGGCCGACTTTCCAGTACCTACTTCTGGAAACTTTCCAGTGTTGCGAAACGCGTCGTATTGTTTAGACGCATATCGCAAGTTGTCCTCGACGTTCATCGTTTGCGATGATATGGCCACGGCTATCAAAAACGCATTGCGTGCATTTGGATCGGTGTTCAACTCGGGGTATTTAAGGGCCATGATCCGCAGCGTTTTAGCTACGGTCTCGTCGTACCATTCGACCGCATTGCCCGCGCTTTTGATGGCCGCTACGGCTTCGGCAGCCATCAACCTGGACAGAGTTTCGCGGTCATCGGCACTCTTGATATTGAGCAAAGGCAAACCGCTTTCTTGGCGGCGGTTATCTAGCCAAGTAACGGTTAACGGTAGGTCGCCAATACGCGCAGTTTGAAACGCGCGGTCTTGGGTTTTGCCGGTCATCAAGGGCAGTGCCGATGCGT